TTATATTTGTTTAGAAAAGATTTAACTGAGCCTAAAATCAGAGTTGGTGTTGCACCAAAGGAACTAGTTGAAAATGATTTCCAAAGATTCTATAGAAAGATATAAGGTCTGCCTTGAATGTTCAGAATTTAATACGACTTTTAAGATATGTGACATCTGTAAATGTTTTATGCCATTAAAGACTAAGCTATCTGATTCTTATTGCCCATTGAATAAATGGGGCATAAACAAAAACGCCTGGGGATCATGAATGTTTACATGTTTTCAAACAGATGTTATGGAGTTTCATGTTGAAAATTCACAACAAACTTTTCATCAAGGTATAATAGATTATATTTCAGATGATTCGATATCATTTAATAATAACTATAGCACTATTGGCCTAACAGCAAAACACGGGGAACCTAACTTAGTGGATTTGGATTATGAATGGTCTTTGCTGTTGAAGACCATGATTCAAGAAGTAAGTTCTCAATATTTTGAAAACATTACATCTGAAAAGTTAAATTTAAACAAAATAAAAGTAGAGTGCTGGTACATTTGTCTTGATGCTAATGATATGTCTTTAAGTCACGTTCATCCGGGATCGGATATAAGTGGTTGTTATTACATAACTGTTCCAAAAGAAACAAAATTTAACCAAGGAGCAATAGTGTTTATAGATCCTAGGCCAGCTGCTAGATATAGCAAACTACTTTCCGGACGGCAAATGATTATTAATCCAAAGCCTGGACTTGGTTTAGTTTTTCCTGGATGGCTTGAACACTATGTTGTTCCCCATACTAGTCGAGAACCTAGGATCAGCCTTGCTTGGAATATAAATTTGTTAAACTAAGTTATAAATAATTTTATGGTAAACAGATTTGATCATGATGCAGTACTAGAGCTTTATCCTACTGTAAAGTATGTGATTGATGACAACGAATCTTTAATTGCTAAAGATTCTAATGATAATATCGTTGACATAGACTTACAGCAAGTGCTTATTCGAAAAGCTTCTTTAGAAGCAGATTACCTCAATAAACAATATCAACGAGATAGACGATACCCGCCAATTGGGGAGCAATTAGATATGATTTGGCATGGGATGAATAACGATGCTTCTAAAAGAATCGAACCTTTTTATTCGGTTATTAAAGCAGTTAAAGATCAATACCCTAAGCCTAGCATTTAATATTCTTAAAGCCATTCATAGTAATGCCTAGATATAGTTTGGAGCGTGGTTGGTAGTAATAATTCTAGTCATGCTATCTATCTCAATGGAGTAGCACAAACAGCTACCAATAGAGGTGGCGGACATGGCGGAACTGCTGGATGGGCCTTAGGGGGAAATAATGATGGGACTGAACTTTTTCGCGGATACTTAGATCAAATAAGATTTTTTAATAAGGCATTATCCGCGGCCGAAGCTTTACAACTTTATAATCACGAAAATCCAAGATCGTAACAATAAATACTACTATGACATTTCCAGCTAATCCTACCAATGGTCAAACCGTAACAGTAAATGGTATCATTTATCTCTATGATGCCACAGTCGATTCATGGACCAAGATTGGCAGTACACTATCTAGTTCTGGTGGAGCAGTATTTGTAAGTCCTAATCCCCCAACACTGATTAATGCTCCAGAACGTGTAAACATTTGGGTCAATGCCAACAACGGCAAACAGTATCTTGGTGTTAACAATCGATCATCGTTAACACCAAGCCATTAAGTTTTTAATTTTTTCTTGTGTGTGGTGATCTGCCAAACTGCGAGCCAGTCCTGGATGCAAGGGTCTGGGTGCCATAAACACAGGTAACCATGCGTAACCCCAATGTTCATCATTGAGTTCGGGCACAAATTCGTGATCCACTGACACGAAATAGGTGTGATACACAAAACGATTATTGTCACTGACATAACGTTCAAGTAAAACCAATTCGGCGTCTATGATTTGACCACCAAGTTCTTCTTTTATCTCGCGAGCCAAAGCTGTGACCATGTCTTCATGTGTTTCCACTCGTCCCCCGGGCAGTGACCAAGTGTTTGCATGACTGCTGTGGGATCTCAGCAAGAACATGACACGTTTTGTGGATTTGGCCATTATTAAAGCACCGCAACCTTCTGTTAATTTGGGACGAAACTCCATGATCCCACTCCGTAACGTCCTTCCACCGATTTTTGCCATTGTTGATTTTGCCATTTGTATTGAATTCCTGTGGTCAAGTTTGTGACATAATGGGTGACATTCTGAGATCCAACTGCTGCACTGTCAAATTTCACCAACCAATGTGAGCCAGTGAATTCTATGATGCTGTTTGCACTGGCCACCAAGGTGGGATAACCCAGACGATCCCACACAGGAGCACCATCTAAAGTATAAGGATTTTGGTCATTGTTGCTGACATCACCAATGTCATTGAGTATGAGAAACCTGGTGCCTGCTGCAGGAAAGGAGATCTGAGCAGTGATTTTTAACATCTGTGGATCTATGATGGCTGTGACCGGAGGCATGGTGTTCACTGGCACAGTGTCTATGTCCACAGAAAACAGCAGTAGACTGCGATCTGTGGGATGATAACTCACAGTTCCCACCACCACACTGTGATGATTCTGTAATCTGATTTGACTGATACCATTTTTCAATATGTCACTGCCACGTCCTAGACCGCTGAGTTCGCCAAAACTTCGTATGGCCACGTTCCAGTCGCCCACTGGCAGCGAGGGATCAATGAGATCTGAAAAAGGCTCTTCGTTGTCACTCAAATACAATTTCAGCTGGTCATCGATCAGCACCACATTCATGTCAATTGGAGTGTATATTTTTCTGGTCAAAAACACACTGGTGCCTGTGTCAAATTGACCAGTGGCCCAGTCGATGCCTCCTATAGGATCATAAAAATCAGCCAAGATCTTTTCAATGACTCCTTGACGCTTGACTTTGGCAGGTGCACTCAGCCACACAGGCAAATCAAAAGTTATGTTGGCCACGTCTATGCTGTCTTCGGCGCCCACAGGCACCGTCCGAGATGAAAAAGTGGTGGAATTCAAAGTGATATAACTGAGACTGGTCCAATCCACATAACTGTCTGAGCTCTGTAATTCCAAACTTGGGTTAAACAACACCAATATCTGCTCCAGCAATTGCAGTTTTTGATCTGTGTTGCTGGTCCAAATATCTGCTTTTATCTGCAGTTGATAAGGCACAGGCATGAGTCTTTCCACTGTGAGTCTTTGACCTTGAAATTCTGTGTAGGCACCTGTGATGGGATCTTGTGCTCTGGTTCTCAGCTGCATTTTACTCACATGCTGTGGTTCTTGTACTCTTTGACGATCATAATTCAAAGCCGACACATACACAGCTATGGCCGGCACTGTGGGCAGAGAATTTTCACTGACATTGGTCAATATGGCAGACACTTGTCTTTGACTGTCCCCATAAATCACAGGCACCCGCAGAAGAGTTTGGTTTGATTGTGAACTTTTGCCTAAGTTTATTTCAAAATTGCTCATGACTCTGATGAACTGAGATAAAAATCTTCTGATCTGCCCGGAGTAGAAATATGCCATGTCAATCAGCTTTGGGTTTGAGAATGTCTTTGAGATTTTGGCTTTGTGGCATGACGCGATCTCTATCGTCTTTATAAGTTTGAGAATTTGTCACAAAACTGTTGCGTTGAGTGTGATTGTCGGTGCTGTTGTTGGTGTAATTGGTACGAACTTGATCTTCAATTTTTTGCCATTTTCTTCCATCAAATCTAAAAAGTCTTGGCGGGCTATAATCAGTTCTCAAATGATATTGACCCACTGTGGCATTCACAGGAAACACAATGCCTTCGGTTCGAGCCAGACCATTTGGCGGCAGTCCTGATCCGGTCAAATAGCCTTGTACTTTGTAGTTGGCCGAAGTTTGATCTTTGCTGACATGAAAGAAAGGACTGGTGTCATAACCACTCACAGGCACATCTTGTTCGCTTTGTGCGATCACAGCATCATTGATATTGATGTAGCGTTGATAAGTGCTGAGTATGTCCTTGATTGGTGTCACAGCATCATCATTGATTTTTATTCTGGTTAAGATGTCTTTGTATTCTTGACTGTCAACCAAAGGAGTGATTCTACATCGCCAAATGTGTGGCCACCAAGTGGCACTGTAACCTTCTGCGGATCTAATACAATCTCCCACCACAAAAAA